AGCTGACAACTACATTGTAGCAGCTGAAAAATCTAACCTATACTTTGGAACAGGTTTATTAGCTGACCATAACGAAGTAAAAGTTATTGATATGGCAGACATTGACGGAAGCCAAAATGTAAGAGTAATTATGCGATTTACCGCTGGAGTTCAGTATGGTATCGGTTCAGACATCGTTCTTTACACACCAGCATAATTCTAACTAACTAAATTCAAAGGGTGGGTGAGCCGTTAAAGCCTACCTACCCTTTTTTTATAACCCTTAAAATATAAAAATATGGCTTGTGATATTTCAGCTGGTAGATTAGAGCCTTGTAAGGATTCAGTAGGTGGTTTAAAAGCCGTTTACTTTGTCAATTACGATGCCGACATCTACACAGGCGCAACAATAACTTCTGGTGAAATTACAGGATTCGGTTCTGCAATTACACTTTACAAATTTGACCTTAAAGGGGCAAATAATTCTTTTGATGAAACAAACGAAAATTCAAGAGACAACGGAACTTCTTTCTGGACACAAACAGGAACTTTGGTTCTTAAAAAGCAAGACCTTGCTACACAATCTGAATTAAAATTATTAGCTTATGGAAGACCTTTAGTAGTTGTTGAAGACTACAATGGAAACTTTAGAATGGCTGGTTTTGAAAACGGTTGTGAAGTAGTTGTAAACACCGCTTCTGGTGCTGCAATGGGTGACTTAAATGGTTACAATATTACTTTCACAGGAACTGAAAAAGAGCCTGCAAGTTTTATTGATGCTACAATTATCGGTGATGACGTTAATACAACTGTTGTTAGCGGTACATAATTAGATTAGGTTTTAATTGAAAGAAGGGGTAAGTTTTAACAACTTGCCCTTTTTTTTGTTTTTATATTAAACGGACAAAATGATTGTTTTAAGACCAATAGAGACTGCCCAAACGCTTAAATTCATACCTCGTGAATATAATGCGACTAAGGTTGTTTTGGCTGACGAAAGCACAAATACAAAAGTAGAAATTGAAGCTACTTTTACACAAGATAAATACTATTTAACTGCCGACATTACATTTAGTTTAATTGAAGGTAGGTTTTATAATTTAACAGTATATAATGTAAACGATATTGTTTACAAAGACAAGGTATTTTGCACAAGTCAAAACGTATTAGATTATTCAATTAACAAAGACGTTTATACGAGCAATGTTACAGACAACGAATATATTATATTATAATGGATAATATTCACATAGTAAATTTAAGTAAGTACACTTCACCAGAAATTGTTGAGGTTAAAAATAAGGATTGGGTTCAGTATGGTGAAGACAATAATTACTTTCAATATCTTATAGACCGCTATCAAGGTAGTACTACAAACAATGCCATTATTAATGGTATGTCTAAAATGATTTACGGTAAAGGTTTAGACGCTACTGATTCTAACCGTAAGCCCGACCAATACGCCCAAATGAAGTCTTTGATTAGTAAAGACTGTTTAAAGGCTGCGGTAATGGACAGAAAAATGCTTGGAATGGCTGCTTTACAAGTTACCTACGATAAAGGACTTGTTAAAAAAGTAACACATTTTCCAATGCAAACGCTTAGGGCTGAAAAATGCAATGAAGATGGTGAAGTAGAAGCGTGGTATTATCACCCAGATTGGTCAAAAATAAAGCCAAGTGACCAACCTAAACGCATACCAGCTTTCGGTTTTGGTGGCAAAAAAGGGAATGAATTATATATTGTTAGTAGTTATGTAACGGGTTCTTATTATTACCCTCCTGTTGATTATCAAGGTGCGTTGCCTTATGCAGTTTTAGAAGAAGAAATTGCAGACTATTTAATTAACGATACAATTAATGGCTTTAGCGGTACAAAGGTTGTAAACTTTAACAACGGTGTACCAGATAAAGAAAAGCAGCAACAAGTAAAATCTGATGTTTTAAACAAACTTACAGGTTCAAGAGGTGAAAAGGTAATTGTAGCTTTTAACAACAACGCTGAAAGTAAAACAACAATAGACGATATTCCTTTAAACGATGCACCCGCACATTATGAGTATTTAAGTGACGAAGCATTTAGAAAGTTAATTGTAGGTCACAGGGTTACTTCACCAATGTTATTAGGTGTTCGTGATGGTAATAGTGGTTTAGGTAACAATGCAGACGAAATAAAGACCGCTACGCTACTTTTTGACAACCTAACAATAAAAGCCTACCAAGAAGAATTTATTGACGCCTTAGAAGCTATATTAGCTTTAAATGATATTAGTTTAAACATTTACTTTAAAACAATTCAGCCTTTAGAATTTACAGATACTACGGGAATGGATGCAGAAACTAAAGAAGAAGAAACAGGCATTAAAATGTCGGTTCAATGTTCTGCAGAAAGCAAAGAAAGTGACAATGAAGTTGCACAGGCTTTAATTGATTTAGGCGAAGATGAAGACCTTGAAAATTGGGAATTAATTTCAAGTGAAGAAGTAGATTACGAAGCTGAAGAATTGGAAGACCAAGAGGCTGAAGCCAAAGAGCCAAGTTTATTAAGCAAGATTTGGAACTTTGTAAGCACAGGAACTGCCAAACCTAACAGCAAGTCAAAACAAGACAAGGTTGTTGATGGTGTACCTTATAAAGTGCGTTATCGTTATAGCCCTTTACAAGCTGGTGCAAATAGCCGTGAGTTCTGCAAAAAAATGGTTCAATACGATAAACTTTACCGTAAAGAAGACATTATTGCAATGGGTAATAAAGCCGTTAATGCTGGTTGGGGCGCTGGTGGCGCTGCTACTTATTCTATTTGGAAGTACAAAGGCGGTGGAGATTGTCACCATAAATGGCTTAGACAAACCTTTAAAGGTAAAACACAAGGCAATTTAGCAAACCAAGACCCTAACATTTCAACTAACAAGGCTCGTAAAGATGGGTTTAACCCTGTAAATGAAAAAGAGGTTTCAATGAAGCCAAAGGATATGCCAAACAGGGGGTTTAAAAATAAAAGATTTAAATAATGGCTAAAGCACTTTTTATAAGCACCAGAGATATAAAACGCTATTCAATAATGAATGGTAATGTAGACAATGATAAGTTTATACAGTACATAGAAATAGCGCAAGAAATACACATACAAAATTACTTAGGTACTAAACTTTACGAAAAGTTAGAAACTTTAATTATAGACAACGAAATAAACGAACCCGCTAATAGCGATTACAAAACACTTTTAGAAACTTACGTTAAACCAATGACAATACATTGGGCGCAAGTTGAATTTTTACCTTATGCAGCTTATACAATAAGCAATGGCGGTGTTTATAAACACACCAGCGAAACGACACAAAGTGTAGATAAAGAAGAAGTGGATTATTTAGTTGAACAAGAACGTAATGTAGCACAACACTACACAAGACGTTTTATTGATTTTATGAGTTTTAACCAAGCAACGTATCCAGAGTACAATGACAACGTAAATGACGATATGTACCCAGATACAGATTCAAACTTTACAGGGTGGGTGATTTAAAAAAAAGGTATAAAGTAAAAAAAGAAAACATTACTAAATTAAAAGTGTTTTTAAAAAAAATAAACAATGGCAAACAACATAAATTGGGGAAAGGTATATTGTGAAATGCTAACCAACAACAGTTGGGGTGCTGACATACGTTGGAGTACTAATGCAGTAAATGATTTATCTGCTCCGCTATGTTGGGACGCTTTCAAATTAACGGCTGACTTAACAATATACACCGCAGACACAACATTATTAACCGCAGACCAAACACAACTTTAAAAAAAATAAACAATGGCACAACAAACAATTAATATCGGAAGCGTTGCTAATGACGGTACAGGAGACCCGTTAAGAGATGCGTTCGGAAAAATCAATGAAAATTTTACAGAACTGTATTCTGATGACACAGGAGATGTTAATTCAGTAACAGGTTCTGGTGGTTTAACCGCTTCACCAACAACAGGTGATGTAGTAGTAAACTTAGATGACCACTCAATTACCTATGCAAAATTAGGTTATGAATTTACAACTGCAAACGCAATTAATACAAATTTAGATTTTAGTATTGCACAAGTATTTATTAAAACACTAACTGCAGACACTACATTAACTTTTTCAAATGCTGACCTTGGTATGGTTAAAGATTTAGTTATTACAGGAGATTACGCATTAACGCTTCCTGCAGGTTCAACGGTAGCAGGTACTTATGACGGAACAGTAAGTAATTTAATTCAAATAGTAGTAACTGCACCAGGTCAATACTGGTACTCAATTTCACAACCTCAATAAGATATGAAAGCAATAGAAATAAACGGTAACATTAAAACATTTAGAAGGCTTCCTAACGTATGGGAAGACGAGAACGGTTTACACTTAAACTTTAGAAAAGTAGCTGACCCTACAGA